CGGTGATCCGCGATGCGCTCGCATTGGCCGACAAGGAGGATCGCATGGCCGATTCCCTCGTCTGGATCCGAGATCAGGCCATCTTCTTCGCCCAGCACGCCGAGGCCGTGAAGACCCTCCGGCAGGCGATCGAGGATGGTGTGCCGGCCGATGCCGCCGAGCGCGCCGCTATACGGGCCGCGCGCACCACTCATCCCGTCGGCGGTCCCGCGATCGCCGTCCTGCACGTCGTAGGCGGCCGGGGATGAGCGAGGGGTCGCTCTCGGACAGCCAATGCGCTGCCATACGCATCTTCTGGGACGCGGGCTGCGATACCGCTGAGATCGCCGATTTTCTCGCAATTCCGGAATTCCACGTTGCGCCGGTAATTTCGGAATACGTTATGACCAAGAAATTCAGGAAATCCGCGTTCTGACATGAGCTTCTGGCCATTCGATCCTCTGCAGGTGGGCGCCTACGACCTCGTCATGGTCGATCCGCCCTGGTCCTTCGCCCTCTATTCGCAGAAGGGCGAGGAGAAGTCGGCGCAGGCCCAATATGCGTGCATGACGTTGGAGCAGATCCAGCGGCTCCCGATTGCTGGTCTCGGCAAGCCGGACTCGCTCTGCTGGCTCTGGGCAACGAACCCCATGCTGCCGCAAGGCATGCAGACGCTTCAGCGCTGGGGCTATCGCTTCGTCACTGCCGGCACCTGGGGGAAGACGACGAAGCACGGGAAGATCGCCTTCGGCACTGGCTTCGTCTTCCGCTGTGCCAGCGAGATGATCCTGATCGGCGCCAAGGGCAGCCCCAAGACCACGCGAAGTGTCCGGAGCCTGATCATGGGGCAGGTTCGCGAGCACAGCCGGAAGCCCGAGGAGGCCTACGCCGAGGCCGAGCGCCTCATGCCGACCGCGCGCCGTGCCGACATTTTCAGCCGCGAGCATCGCCCGGGCTGGGAATCATGGGGCAATGAGGCAGGGAAATTCTCGAAATGACCGGCAAGCCGATCTATGACCTGCGCTCCGGCCAGTGCAAATTCGCGATCTCGCCCGATGACGCCCGGGAGCACCTCTTCTGCGCCGAGCCGGTGGAATACGAGGGCTGCCCGTATTGCGCTGAGCACGCGGCGCGGTGCTTCGACCGGCGGACAACGGAGGTGAAGCGGGCGGCTGCCGAGCGCGCTGTAGTCGCTCGGGCCGCCAAGAAGGCGCAGCAGGCGGCCATGCCTGTCGCCGCCCGTCCATCTGTCGGCCCGAAATTCTGAGGCTAGCGCGTGAACGCTCACACGGCACGATTCGACGTCACCCAGCCACCCCGCGATCTGCCACACAACATTGAGGTGGAGCAGGCCCTCATCGGTTGTGTCCTCGCGAACAACGAGGCCTTCATGCGGGTCTCCAGCATCGTGACCCCGGATCATTTCTGGGAGGAGATGCATCAGACAATCTGGTCGGTGATCGCGGCCCTGATGGCGAAGGGGCAGGGGGTGAACCCCATCTTGCTGAAATCGCACCTGGGCAATCCTGAGCTCGCCCCTGGCAAGACACTCCTCTCGTACCTCACCGGTTTGGCCAGCGACTCCACCGGTTGGGTGCATGCCGAGAGCTACGCCAAGACGGTCCAGCAGCTCGCCATCCTACGGCAGATCATCGACCTCGCGGAGCGGCTCAAAGACCGGGCCCTGGCAGCGCCCGTGGATGCGACCACCGAGTCCATCTTCGCTGAGGGTGAGGATGCCTTTGAATCCCTTCGCCCGATCGTATCGGGCAAGCGCTCGGGCTTCGCCTCAATGAGCCGCGTTGCCGAGAGCACGATGCGCCAGATCCAGGACGAGTGGAACGATACGACGCCCAAGCGCACCATCCGCTACGGCTTCCCGAAGCTCGACGAGAAATTGGGCGGACTTGCGCCTCCGGATCTGGTCATCATCGCCGGCCGGCCTGCGAGCGGAAAGACTAGCCTTGCGGTTGACGTCGCAGTGAACGCCGGCCGGCAGATGCTGGACGACTACCAGGATCCCAAGGAGAGGGGCGTCGTGGCGGTCTTCAGCATGGAGATGTCGAAAGAGCAACTTACCGAGCGGATCATGAGCCGCGACGCAGGTGTAGTCGGCACGCGGATCCGGCGCCGGCAGTTGGCCGCTGGCGAGGTCACCAGCCTGTGCGACAGCAGCCGACGGATCGAGCGGCTTCCTATCGAGATCGACGACACTGGCGACCTCGGCATCGCGCAGATCCTGGTGCGGGCTAGATCCCTGCATAAGAAGCACCGGATCCGTCTCTTGGTGATCGACTACCTGCAGCTCATTCGCGGATTCCGGGCGAAGACCAACGAGTCGAAGCGGCACGAGGAGTTGGGCGAGATCACCGGTGCGCTGAAGGGGCTGTGCAAGGAGCTCAACATTCCCTGCATCCTGCTCTCGCAGGTTGGCCGCCACGTTGACCAGCGCGACAACAAGCGTCCGAACAAGTCGGACCTCAAGGAGTCCGGATCGATCGAGCAGGACGCCGATTCGATCCTGCTGATCTACCGGGAGGAGTCCTACCTCTACAACGACCGTCCAATGGAGGGGACCAACGAGTTCATTGAGTGGGAGCGCAAGCTACGGAAGGTCGAGGGCATTGCCGAGGTCATCATCGGCAAGAACCGGTCCGGTCCGCAAACGACGCTTCTGATGGGGTACGACGGCCCGCACACGATGTTCATGAACGATCCGGCCCCGCGTTCGGTGGAGCCTGACGAGGCCCGGCAGCACGTGAAGAAGGTCGCTCTCACCCCCTACGGCAAAGACCTGAAGGCCATCATCCTTGGACTGGCGGTGTCGATCGGGCGGAAGCCCACCACCGAGGATATGGACTTCGAGCCGCGCATGCCTCGCGGCGCTTTGCTGATCCCGTTGGACCAAGTGAGAGCGCAATTCGAGAAGGAGGTGATGCCCGACGCCGAGGAGAAGGTGCTGGCGTCGAAATTCCAGAGCGCGATCGACAATCTGCGGCGGGCCGGCCTCTTATCCCGGTATCAGGATATGAACGAAATTGCGTTTCTGTTTTTGCCAGAATTGATCGCGGAGTAGCGCCATGGCCTGGGGAACGCATGCGGAGCGCCGCGCCGCCGTCGAGGATCGGCTCAGGAAGGCTGACGCCAGGAGCAAGGAATACCGCGCCCGGGAGGCGTCGTATCGGGCGCAGGGCAAGGCCGAGAAGGCGGACAACGAGCGTGCCCGGGCTGCCCGGCAGGAGCAGATCGCCTTGACGCATCAGCAGGAGCTCGACCGGCTCGCCGCGCGCGCCCGCCAGGCGGCCTACGAAGGCCTGACAGCGGCACAGCGCGCACACGAGATGGCCCGAGCACAGGAGCGCGCCGCCGCGGCCGCCGCAGCCCAGCCCGCCATTGATCCGCTTCACGCCTACACCGAGGCCCTGGAGACCGCCGCTAGCCTCGAGGAGGACGCCGCGCGCTCCGACAAGAACGCCCGCGCCTACGGCCGCGCCGGCGATCAGGGCAAAGCCGAACTCTCTACGAGAGGGGCCGAGCTGAGTCGCACACGGGCCCGGGAATGGCGCGACGAAGCCGATCGGATCCAAGCCGTCACGTCGCGCGATCTTGCCCGGGAGTTGAAGCTGGCCATCAAGGCTCGCCGGCGGCTCGAATCGCAGGACAAGAACGAAGCGAAGCGGCTGGCCGATCTGGGCGTGCCGGGCGGCCTCGACACCGCAGCCGGACAGCGGGAGATTGCCTCGGGAGGTGCGGGGCGCGGCACCAAGGTGGCTAGCCTTCGCGACTACGCCAGCCTGATCCGGAAGCCTCAGGAGCGTACCCGGACGCGCCTCGAGACCATGGAACGATTCGACACCCTATGCGGCACGGCAGATGCGGGGCTGTTCCCCGAGTTGTCGTTGGAGCGGGAGAGCAGTTCAGGCCACGGCCCGGGCGAAGCCATCATGGCGCGCCGCATTGCCGGACTGGCGGAGATGACGGAGATCAGCGCGGCCATCGGAGCCCGCAACGTCGATATGCTCCGAGCCTGGATCTATGACCGGCAGACGCTTGTCGCGCTCGCACGGGCCGGCTTCGGGACAGAGAAGACCGCGGGGAGGCTGGCGCTCGCCGCGGTCGATTCGCTTACGGTGTACCTCAAGACACGAGACGCGCTCGCCGCGCAGCTTGCGGGAATGGGATTACGTTCGCAGCCTCGACCCGCGGCGGTGGCTTCGGCCGATCCGGGAGAGCCTCAAGGCCAAGGACCCGAGCGTAAAAACGCCAATTCCGCATCTTCTCCGGCTTCTCGCTCCCGATCTGAAACACGGCAATTTCCGTCGAATCGCCTTCCTGCAGGTGATAAACCGACACGAGAGACCATCGCGTGTCCGGAGCCGATTGGCGATGACGTGCGACGTACCATCCAGGCGCTATCCGTTTCCCGCGCACCGGTGTGAAACCCAGTCCGTTCACAGCGAACCCTCCGAATAAAGAACAATCGCAGATAGAATTTGATGCGCAAGGACCCGTCGCCTAATTGTGGATAAATTCCGCAAGTCAGGCTATCGCGACTTTCGTGCGTCCGAGCGTTTCTGAACTATCGTACATCCGATGGCAATAGGCGTATTCGCCGTGCTATCCGAATCCCTCGCTAGGGGATGGGATAGCGGGACGCGATGCCGCCACGACTTGAGCCGGGAACGACGACTGAGCGCATCCAGCTCAAGGCTCCTGCATCATGGGTCGAACGAATCGACGAATGGCGAGCTCAGCGCCGCCCGATCCCGACGAGAAACGAGGCCATCAGGATGTTGGTGGATCAGGCTCTTGACGCGGCTCAGAGCGGCGAGAAGCCGGCCAAGCCCGGTGTCGTGTAGCGGTTCAGTCGCCGCTACTTTGGTCCGCCAGTAGCATGCTCTCCGCGATCGCCTGGGCCCGCTCACGGGCGCCCGGCAGCAGGTAGAGCCCGAGCCACGACGTGACCCAGAACGGCGGCTCCTGCGCCCGAGGGTGATCCTCTGCGAAGAGCCAGGACCGGACTGCGTTGCGGCTGGCACCTGTCAGCCTCTGAAACTCCTCGGCGGTCAGCCCGGCCTGATCGAGCCCTGCAGCGAACTCATCCGCGGTGAGCCGGTGGTGGTCGAAAGTGCGGGCCATCGGATCCTCAGAGCCTCATAGGGCAGGGTGGGCATAGCGGCGCGTCTGGCCTGGCGGCAGGCGATCCTGAACCCGCAATCCACGCGGCAGGGCATCCCGACCGCTGGGCACAGGTCCATTGTCTCGAGGTGTGGCACGCCGATGTTGCGAATAGCAGGAACGGCGATCGAGCGAATCGAGATCATGATCAAAGCTCCGGGCCGACAATCCGGCCGCATGGTCCGCTACTGCGGGTGCACGGTCAGCGCTAAGGCCGGCCGTGGGCGCGCATCAGCGTTGAGCGTCTAAGCGTGCCTGGGCTTCATCACGTCGTCGGACATGGCCAGCCCGCATCTCGTCCAGCCTCTCGATCGTCTCATTGGCATCTCGGATCCGCCGTTGCTCCGAAAGCACGGGGTCGTTCGCCTCATGGTGGAACGCCTTGATTCGGTCGACCCGTGCCTTGATCCACTTCGGAAGCCACATCGCTGAACCCTTTCTGTCGTGATGGTCGGTGCGGGTGAAAGGCTACTCGGCGGGCCGGAGAAAGACAGCCTGAAGCGCGCGAGCCGTGTCGGTCGTAATGGCGCCGCGCCGCTCGGCTCGGTCAATCAGCTCCTCTGCCATGTCGGGCCGGTCCGCCGGTGGGAAGTGCCGGATCACGTCGCAGATATGCTGCGCCATCTCAGCGGCAGAGCGCAGCACCGGCATGTTCGAGAACAGGTCAGCCATGGCGAGCCTCACAGGAAATGGAGGACAGCGACGGCGCCGCATGCGCCAGCCGTGAAGGCGAGGAAGGCCAGAGCCTCGGCGATCAGGAGCAGAGGGGCGCGCATCACAGGCCCGCCACGATCGGAGCAGCGGAGCGGACGCACCGGAGATCGGCCGGCGTGAGCGAGCCAGCCTGCACGAGGCCAGCAGCGAGCGCCGCAATGGCCGCATCGACAGCAGCAGGATCAGAAGGCTGGGCAGAAGCGCGAGCGCAGCGCTCGGCCGCGTCAGCCAGGAAGGCGGCATGCGTCTTCGCGATGAAGGTGCTGGTCATTTGCTGGATCTCCGAGGGCCGACAATCCGGCTGCGCTGGACAATTCGGAGAATACGGAATTCCTGGATTTCGTCAATTGTCTAATTCAGGAAATCGCACGCCGCCTCGCAATTGGCACCGCCGCGCCTCGGGCACGACAGTCCCTGCTGCTCAATAGGGACGACGCACCTGCACCGCCTACGCAAGGCAGCCGCACCCACGCCCCGCCATACAGGGCCACGCCTTCGCCCTCAGGCCCAGCAGGAGGGGAAGACAGCCACGCACCTCCTCAACCCGCATGCAGGCGGCATCAGGCGTGGCAGCCGGTCGAACCACCAAAGGGAGGGGTGGGGTCAAATCTTCGCCGGTTGGGAGGGGTGAACCGCACATGGGCTCATCGGGACATTTTGTTTTTGGCGGCCCATTCAAAGCGAATCTAATTCGGTCGCTGGGCCGCCAAATCGAATTAAATGCGGAATTGCAGCGAATCGGTTTAATTCCGCATTTCGGTCGGCAGCAGCGGTCCACCCATGCCAACGAAATTCGTTTGCGATGTGCCAGCGCGCAGCCTTGTGTGCGTGGTCTGCATAACTGGCTTCGTTCACTTGCCGAATGGGCCAGGGCGCAATCCGCAGTGCTGCAGTGATGAATGCCGGGATCAACGGAGGCGCGATCTGAACCAGCGCTACCAAGATGAGGGGCGCTATGCAGAGCGTATCCGCCGGCAGGTTGCTAAGCGCGCCTACCAGCGCACCTGTCAGGTCTGCCGAACTAAATTCGTCACCAAATGGCAAGGCGCTACGTGCTGCAGCACCGCGTGCGTCGAGACATCTCGCGCTGGACAGGCCGATCGCTACATGGCCCAGCAGATCGCAAAGGGTGATGTGCGCTCCTGCCCGGAATGCCAATCAAGCTTCTACCGGCGGATCGCGCGTCAGAAGTTCTGCTCAATCACCTGCGCGCACCGGGCGCGGGATCGCATCCTCTGTGCTCGGCGCCGGGGCCGCTACGTCGTTGGCGAGCCGGTCGACCCAATGAAGGTCTTCGAGCGCGATGGCTGGCGCTGCAGGGAGTGCCGTTGCTCCTCGCCCAGGTCGCTGCGGGGCACGAACGATCCGCGGGCCCCGGAACTCGACCACATCGTCAGCGTCGCGGATGGCGGCGAGCACTCCTATCGGAACACCCAATTGCTTTGCCGCCGGTGCAATGGCGCGAAGGGTAGGGCGAGCCGAGGGCAACTCGTCCTTATGTGACGATTCAGGCTTCGTAGTTGCGAGCCGCTCTCTCCGGAGGGCGGCCTTTTTCTCACGGATGGGAGAGCCGCATGCTGATCGTGGAAGATGGATGCAATGAGGGAAGCTGCCCGACGTTGATCGAGCAGCCGGGGGAGCGGTGGGAGCGCCAATTCAGGATCGTAGAGGCCGAGGTGTCGGGGTTCGCGGTCTATGAATCGTATGGCAAGCACCCCGAAGGGTCGCACGGCTGGTGTTATGGCGACGACGCAATCGCCTGCTTCACGACCGAGGAGGATGCGGAACGCTTCATCTCGGCGGTTCAATTCGGGCAGCGCTTCGGCCATCGGGCAGAATATGGCGGCCTGATCAAATCGATCCTCCCCGCCTACAGCCACGCGGTCGTGCGCGATCGCTACGATCGGGAAGAGCAAGAGCGTGCCGCTCGACGGGAAAAGAGGCGTGCGGCACGAGAACGGAAGCTCGCCAACGGCTGATCAGCCGCCTGCTGGACGACCACGGCCGCCCCTGACCCGGGCGGCCTTTTTCGTGCCCGCGCGCCAGTGCGACAGCCCACCGCAATCGGCCAATTAGCGATTTGAATTCCTTTTGATGAATTGGCGCGACTGCCAAATTAAATTAGCCGATTTGGAAAAACCTGAATTGCGACGCGGCGGGTTGGCCGATAGGTTTTGGGGACACCACGAATTGCGCCTCGAACGGGGCGAGCGGATTGGATCGGCAGATGCGTAAGATCACCCTCCGGGACCGGATCGATTACCACCTGTCGTTCTCGATGGCGGAGCGGATCGAGCGCGCGAAGGACAAGATCTGCCTCTGGATCGCGCGGCGCATGCCGGAGCGGCTGGGCATGTGGACTGTCGTCGCCCGGCACGCCGCGGTGACCAGCGGCGAGAACGGCAATCGCCATCCGGGCGACGTGAAGGCCTTCGATCTCTACGGCAAGGCCGCCTGATCCACCGAGATGCCGCGCGGGCGCCCGACGGGCGTGCTGGCGATTAAAAGCGAGAGCGTTCCGGCTCGCCGCGGTCGTGCATTTAACCGGACGCCAGGTGGTCGTGCCCGCCTGCGCCAGAACCGTCCCTGCTCGCGGGGGCGGAGCCGATAAATTCAGTTCGACGCCGGCCCGTGCATCAGATGTACGTGGCGCGCCCCTCCGCCGGCGTCGGAGCTCTCGGGAGAGCGCGAGGAACCGATGCCGCGGCGTCCGTGGCTCAGGGACCGAAGCCCGGCTGCTGGCCAGCGGTCGAACAGCGACGAATTAACGGAGATCGGATGGCTCGCCTCACCACGCTCAAGCCGGTGTTGAAGGCCGCCGAGTTCCGAACCGTGATCCCGCTGAAGAAGGCGCCGGATCCAGAATTGACCACCGAGGCGCACCGCAAATGGCGGGGCGCGGTGCTGCGCCGGGCCAATTTCGCCTGCGAGAAGTGCGGCGCTGACGGGAAGACGAACCGCCTGTTCGCCGATCACATCAAGGAGCGGCGGGACGGCGGGGCGTTGCTCGACCCGGCTAACGGGATGGCGCTCTGCTCGTCCTGTCACGCCAAGAAGACCGCCCAGGCGCGCGCTCGGCGGATGCACGACCGGCATCAGATCGGCGAATAGGCATGTCCGACCAACCCGTGAAACGCGGCCCCGGCCGCCCGCCGGCGTCGAAGCCGAAGGCGAAGCTCACCCGGGGCCGCCCGCGGTACGAGCCGGCCGCCGCGCAGAAGCAGATGGTCGAGCACCTGCTCGCGGTCGGGGAGCACCACGAGGACATCGCCAAGGTGATCGGCATCTCGCTGCCGGTCTTCTACAGCCGGTTCGCCGCCCAGATCACCGATGCACGCCTCCGGCTCAGGGCCGGCTTCCTCGCCGTCGTGTTCGAGAAGGCGATGGATGGCAACGCCACCATGCTGAAGCTGGCGATGGACCTGACCGCGCTGCCGGAGGTGGCCGCCCCCTACAAGCTGCCGGAGGCCAAGGCCGAGGCGCCGGCCGAGCCGAAGCCGGAGAAGCTCGGGAAGAAGGAGCGCCAGGCCCTGGCCGCGGCGAACCCCGACACGAGCACCCCGATGGGCGAGCTAATGGCGCGCCGCGCTCGTGGTGATCGGGTCCAGTGACCGGCTGGAATTTGGCCTGCCCGGATTGGCGCGTGCGGCTGAGGGAAGGGCGCTCGCTCGTCCCGGATCTGTCGCTGTTCGCCGCCGAGGCCCAGGCCGCCGTCGAGTTCTTCGACACGCTGCGCCTGCCGGACGTCCCGGGGAAGCCGCAACTGCGTGAGGCGGCGGGCCCTTGGTTCCGCGACATCGTCCGGGCGCTGTTCGGCTCCCGGGATCCGGCCACCAACGTGCGCCACATCCGCGAGATCTTCGCCCTGGTGGGCAAGGGGAACAGCAAAACCAGCTACGGCGCCGGCCTGATGGTGGTGGCGCTGCTGATGAACGAGCGGCCGAAGGGGACCTTCCTGCTGGTTGCACCGACGCAGGGCACCGCGAACCTCGCCTTCGACACCGCGGTGGGAATGATCCAGGCGGATCCCGAGCTCGACAAGCGCTTCCACGTCCGAGACCACGTCAAGATGATCGTGGACCGGCTCAACGGGGCCTCACTGCAGGTGAAGACCTTCGGCCTCGAGGTGCTCACCGGTCCGAAGCCGGTCGGCGTCCTGGTCGACGAGCTCCACCTCCTCGGCCGCAGCGCGCACACCTCGAAGGTGATGCGCCAGATCCGCGGCGGCCTGGAGAAGATGACCGAAGGCTTCCTGCTGATCATCACGACGCAGAGCGATGATAGGCCGGCGGGCGCCTTCAAGGATGAGCTGACCATGGCGCGGAAGATCCGCGACGGGCAGTTCGACGGCCGGATGCTGCCGATCCTCTACGAGCTGCCGGAGGACATCGCCAAAGAGCCGACACGCTGGCAGGACCCGGCCGTGTGGCCGATGGTGATGCCGAACCTCGGGCGCTCGCTGCAACTCGACAGCATGGTGGCCGACTTCACCGCCGAGAAGGAGAAGGGTCCGCACGCGATTTCCGTCTGGGCGTCGCAGCACCTCAACATCGAGATTGGCGTCGGCCAGCGATCGGATGGCTGGGCCGGAGCCCCGTATTGGGGCCGCCGCGCGGACGCAACGATCGCCGACCTCAACGATCTGCTCGACCGATGCGACGTCGCGGTGGTCGGGGTGGACGGCGGCGGCCTCGACGACCTCTTCGGTCTGAATGTGCTGGGGCGCGAGCGCGGCACGGGCCGGTATCTCGCCTGGTCGCATGGCTGGGCGCACCCGAGCGTGTTGGAGCGCCGCAGGTCCATCGAATCCACCCTGCGCGGGTTCGCTGAGAGCGACGAACTCACCCTGGTCGACGACGACCTCCAGGACATCGAGGAGATCGTCGCCATCGTCGAGGTGATCAAGAACCGTGGGCTCCTGGGCGGCGTAGGTGTTGATCCTGCTGGTCTCGGCGAGCTCGTCGATGCGCTGGCCGCTATCGGGATCACCCCGGAAAAGGGGCTCATGGGCGTGAACCAAGGGTTCGGCCTCATGAACGCGATCAAGACCGCCGAGCGGAAGCTGGTCAGCGGCATGCTGGTGCATTGCGGGTCAGAGCTGGCCGCCTGGTGCGTCGGCAACCTGAAGATCGAGCCGACGGCCACCGCGATCCGGGCGACGAAGCAGAACGCCGGCGACGCCAAGATCGACGTCGCGATGGCGCTATTCAACGCGGTGTTCCTGATGGTGAGGAACCCCGAGCCGCTGCAATTCGAGGGGTCGCTCGACGCCTTCCTCGAAGAGCCCCTGTTCGCCTGAAGGATCTGCGATGGGGCTTTTCACGAAGGCGGTTGCCACGCTCGCCAGCAACATGGGTCTGACCGACCCTCGGCTGATGCAGTGGGCCACCGGCGGCGAGACCCATTCGGGCGAGGCCGTCACCGTCGAGAAATCGCTGCAGCTCGACGCGGTGTTCGCCTGCGTCCGGATCGTGTCGCAGACGATCGCGACGCTGCCGATCATGGTCTACGAGCGCGGGGATGGCGCCGGCGAGAGCAAAGTGGCTGTCGAGCACCCGCTCTATCGGGTGATCCACGACCGGCCGAACACCGACATGACCGCGGTCGAGTTCTGGACCGCCATGGTGGCGTGCAAGCTGCTATGGGGCAACGCATATGCGGCGATCACCAAGCGCGGCGATGGGTCGGTGGTCTCGCTCGACCCCCTGCGATCCGACCGCGTGCAGGTCGACCTGCAGCGCGACGGGAGCCGCACCTACACCTACGTCTTCAACGGCCTGACCACGGTCTACCAGGAAGACGACATCCTGCACCTGAAAGGGTTCTCCCTGGACGGCTACACGGGCATCTCCGCGATCGCGGCCGGCCGGCAGAGCCTGGGCACGGCCCTCGGCGCCGAGAAGGTCGCCGGGTCGATCTTCAAGAACGGATTGCGGCCGTCGGGCTACCTGAAGATCCCGCAATTCCTGTCGCCGGAGCAGCGCCAGAAGACCCGGCAGTACCTGTCCAGTTTCAGCGGCGCGGAGAATACCGGCAAAATTCCGATGTTCGAGGGCGGCTGGGAATTCAGCTCGCTGTCGCTGCCGCCGGATGACGCGCAGCTCTTGGAGACCCGCAGTTTCAACATTGAGACGATCTGCCGGTGGTTCGGCGTGCCGCCGTCGCTGATCGGGCACACGGAGAAGAGCACCACCTGGGGCACCGGCCTCGAGCAGATCAACCTCGGCTTCCTCACCTACACGCTGCGCTCGCACCTCAAGGAGATCGAGCAGGCGATCGGGATGAAGGGGCTGTCGCCGGCCGATCAGCGCCGCTTCTACGCCGAGTTCAACGTTGAGGGGCTGCTGCGGGCCGATTCGAAGGGGCGCTCGGAGTATTACCGCGGTATGGTCGGCGGCGGCCTGATGACCCCGAACGAGATCCGGGCGCTGGAGAACCTGCCCCCGATGGAGGGTGGCGATCACCTGCTCGTTCAGGGCGCGATGATGCCGCTCGACGTGCTGGTGGAACAGGCGGTCCAGGCGGCCGTGCAGATGATGCAGCAGGCGCAACTGCCCGGCGGCCAGAATGCTGATGCGACGCCCGACGACGCGGACGACGCGACGGACGAGGAGATTGACGCGGTGACCGACGGGGAGCTGAAAGGGCTCTTCTCGCCCGATCTGCTGGCAGCCCGATGAGGAAGCCGGCCAGCAAGGGCGCCGCGGGCCGCACGGCTGCCGGCAGGCTGCCCGAAGCGGGCGTGTCCTCTGCGGTCCGGCGCGCGTTCAACGCGGCGCTGCACCCACGGGACGGCCGGGGTCAATTCCGGCAGTCCGACAACCCGCAGCAGCGCCCGGCTCCGCGTTCGCGGTCCAGCGACGAGCGCAAGCCGCGCGAGACGGCTGGCGAGAAGGCGCTTAAGACGAGCGGCGTGACCGGCGACGACACGATCGAGGTGCTGTCGAGCCGGGTGCGCAAATACAAGGGCTTCGACACGGTCGAATCGTTCGTAGCGGCCCACCCGAAGGGTCGCGCCTACGCTCTCCGGACGCTGGCGGCGGATCAGAAGGCCGGCCGGATTGGCTTTTCGGCGGCGAGCGCCGGCGCGGCGGCTGGCAAGGACATCTCAGCCCGGGCCAAGCCCCCGATCACCGCCGAGGACGCCACCGACGCGAGCCATGTGCCGGCCAAGGGCACCCCGGAGCGGGAATTTCACGACGACATGCTCCGCGCGACCAGCGTGTTCGGTGAGCGTGGCAAGCTCGATGTGATCTATGACGACGGCAAGCCCTACGGCTTCAGCGTCAGGGTCACGGGGGACGACGGCGGTGAGGTCGGCAGCATCAGCCGCCTGTTCGGCACCGAGGCCGACGGCACCAAATACGTGAAGCACAACGTCTTCATCTTAAGCAGCGAGAACCAGGCGTC